CCGGGATCGACGTATCCGAAGTGGTCGTAGCGAATCTGCTGGTTGAGCGGCTCCTGACTCGAGAAGGCATCGAAGACGATCACGTCGTTGTTCGCCAGGTCCACTTTCGTGACGATAGCGACGTGCCCTGGTGCCGGCGGATCTCCACCGGCGAAGTACACGAGGTCACCGGGCAGCAGATTGCGGATACCGGCAGGGACATGAGCGATCGCCGTGTCGTCCCATTGCGCCACTGTGTTGTGTGGCATCGAGATCCCGACGGTGGCGTAGGCAGCCATGACCAGACCGGAGCAGTCGTAACCCTGAGGACCGGATCCGCCCCAGACGTATGGCTTGCCGGCCTGGGCGATGCAGTAGGCAACCGCTTGCTTCGCCGCCTGTGACCCACCCTGGCTCTGGACATTGCCGGGTGTCGTGTTGCCGGCAGCCACCGCGGCCACCGCGCCGCCAGTATTGGGCTCTGGCAGGTTGGGGAGCGGTTGCATGAGCGTGATCTTGACCTCTGGCTCCTCCATGTTCGTGCGATCGAATTCACTCAGGATCCAGTTGCCGTTGAACGGACCCAGACCACCGATCTTCGCCACCGAACCGGGGATGGGGAACTGGTTACCCGCTTCGCAGTCGACGTCGAGATTGCCGAGCGGTTGTCCTGTGTCCCAGGTGCCGTCGATCGTGTTCACTCCACCTTGGAATTCGACTGGGGTCCAGACCGGCGGCTGACTTGCCAGCCAGGAGTACGGCACGAAGTACACCTGGCCCAAGCATTCGAAACACACCCATTGGATCTCCTGAGCCAACCGCTGCAGACAGGTCCATGAGTCCTCAAGCGGATTGTCGCTCGTGCCCCTCGAGAGCGTCTCTTGGGATGGCCGGGCGTATCCCTCGTCAAGGGAGTAGAGATAGCTCTCGGGTGCCGTCACCGCTGTCGCGCCGTTGACCTGGTTGATCAGCATCGTGGCGAACGCGCTTCGGGTCATCTGGCCCGCGTCGACCGTGAACGCACCGGTCGCCGTGCGCAGGGCAGCCACGATGTACGCCTCGAACGTCACCGTGAGAACGTCACCGCCCTTCTCGATCGAAGCCAGCGAGAACTGCCAGCCCGATCCCCCCAACGAGAGCACCGACTTCTCGTTGAATTGCGGCTCGTTGATCAGCGTGCGCTTGGGGTCTTGGAGAGTGAGGATGATCGAGGACGCCTGTTCGATCGAGAGAATCCCTTCGATGCTCGTCATGGCGTCTTGGACTGCCAGGTCCATCTTGTCGCCGTTGATGATGATCTCGTTCGCACCCAGGTTGGAGTTGAAACCGGGCGGTGGCAATGGGATCTGTGCACCGATCGACATCGAGGCAAACTGCTGAGCCGGGTTCGGCAAACCCGTCCCATTCGGCCCCGTGGTCGCTGCGTCACCACCTGAGCCCGGCGGGTCGTACTGCGTGAGCGCGTTTGCCTGAATGATGCTGACCAGGTCGATGCCGGCGTTCGCCAATAGCGTCGGACAGGTGGGACCTGTGTTGTCTCCCGAGCACCGAGCACCTGCGTCGTATGCCTTGGCGTTGTAGCGCGCCTCGGCCCATTGGGACATGCCCAGGGCAACCGCCTGGGCGTTCCACCCATGAGCGGCACGCACCGTGTCGTAGTTCGACTGATTGAGCACCGTGATGTACGCGTTGAGCCCAATCGCCTTGGTCGGAAACCCGTTGACGTAGCCGCCATAGCTGATGCCCGCGTAGTTGTTCTGATGGACGAAGGCGTAGCTCGTTCCGTAGCCCGTCTCGTCGGCCCATTGGGCGAGGATCACTGAGGTGAGCACTCCCGTCGCGGCCGACGCCTTCTTCGCGTCGCTGAGATAGTCCGTGAAGAAGCCCATGGCTACTTCGCCGGGAGTTGGAGGACTTGACCAGGCTGCAGGATCGCGCCGTACGGGATGTTGTTGAGGATCGCGATGTCGGCCCAGTAGCTCGTGTTGGCGTACACCTTCGCCGCAATGCCTTGGAGTGTGTCACCGGCAGCCACCGTGTAGGTCTGCCCACTCGGACTCACCGTTCCCAATCCTGAGCTCGTGCCGGCGTTGAGCACCGCCGCCTGAGCCGGCGTGATCCCGACATTGATCACATCGGTCGGGACGTACTCGGTGAGTTCGATCGTGAAGTTGCGCTGCGTGATCAACCCGGTCGAGTCGTCACGGATCTCGACGTCATCCTCACCGCTGGGGAAATCCAATTTGGAGCACACCCAGTAGAGATCCGTGTGCCGCACCGGGCCCGACAACCCGATGATCGGAGGAGAGGGTGGAGAGGTGCCGGGAGCGGGCTCCTCGAACGATTCGAGGATCGCCATGAGCGGTTCCACCGACTGCGTGTTGGACAGTTGCCTGGGGCCCGTGATGTTGGCCCGGCCGTCGAGGATGCACGTCATCGTCTGGACCAATGGGAAGTAGTCCAGCCAGATCGTCGCCGACTTCTGCCGTGTCCGGGTGACGACCTGCCACCCCCCAGTACCCGAGCTCGCCGAAGCAGAGGACCCGCCCGATCGACCATGGCCGGGCGCACCGACCAGCCACGCCGATACCGACTGTTGAGCCTGAGGACCGAGCGTCGTGAACGTGACTGGGTCCATTAGCTCCGTGCCGCCTTCGCCTTGGTGTGCTTGTACACCGTCTTGGTGATCTCCTTGCCATCGAGATAGACGTGCACCTGCACCGGCGTCTGCCCCAGCCTGGTTGGGTTGCCGATCTGCATCAGTTGAGCCGCTGCGTCCTTCGCCGAGATCTTGCGGTCAGTCTCGGTCCCGGTCGCCAGCTTGTCGAGGAACTGGATCGTCGTCGGCGACAGCAATGCCTTCGCATGGGCCGCCGCGACCTGGTCGGGCCCGACGCCAAACCAGTCAGCGATCCGCGAGGCCCCAGCGATGACGTCGTGCCCCAGACCTCGCTGCTTGGTGGAGTTGAGGTACTGCGAAGTCATCTGGTACGCCGTATAGCCGGCCGCAGCGACCGCCAGACCCCCAGCAGCCTTACCTACGACCCCTTTGCCGAGCCCTAGGAACCCGCCACGACCTGCTGCAGACGTCCCAGCCGCCTCGGCGTCCCCTGCAAGCCCTGCGGTCCTCTCGGAGCCCGCCAGGGCATCGTTGGCAGCCACCAGCCGGTAGGTAGCGCCGCTGGTGGTGGTCAAGGTCCCATCGAGCTCCATGAGGGAGGCTTTCTCGGCACTCTGGCCCAAGAGGAGATTTCGATAGCCCGTCAGGACCGTTCGGATCGCCCCTCCACCGCCCAGGAAGGCTCGCACGAGATACACGCCCATGGCTGGGATCAGGATGGCGGTCAGCGCCCCTCCGAGAGCGATCACCATCCATTTGTTCTTGTCCATGACGTCGAGCAGGTTCCCGAAGATCTTGACCGCCTCGGTCAGGGGAGGGATAACTTTCAAACCGAACTGGGTACCCATCGTCTCGAGCTCACCGAGCGCTCGCTTGCCTTGGAATCCCAGCGTTTGAGTTGTCTGGGCCCAGTCCTGGTTGAATCGCGCGGTCGTGCCCTGTCGCTCGATCTGCAAGTTCTTCTGCTTGAGCCGCGGCAGGTTTTGATAGAGCGACTCGATCGTCGTGCCCATTCGACCGCCACCGAAGCTTCTCGAGATGAACGCGGCTTGCATCTCCGGGCTCATGCCCGATGCGTCCAACCGAGAGTGGATCAGGTTGAGCGCGTTGTAGATACCTCCACCGCCAGAGTTGTCACGCAGCGCGCTCGAGACGGCCGTGGTCGAAAGCCCAGCGGCCTTGAGCGTCTGGGCAATCGCGCTCGTGGCGTCCTGTGCCTGCGTCTTCGACAGACCGGCTATCTGGAGGAACTTCGTCGCCTCCGCACTGGGCGCACCGAGCAATGAGATCGCCATCCGCAGGTTCGTACCGGCTCGAGCCGCCGGGATGCCGGTGTCGGTCTGGTACGCCAGCGCCGACCCCACCGAAGGAATCGAAAGCCCGAAGGTCTTCGCCGTCGCGAACATGCCGGTGGCGATCGCACTGTTCAAGTCGGAGAACCGCATGTTGCCGGATCCGACGATGGCGTTGAGCACCGCCTGGGTCTGATCGATCCGACTCTTGGGGATCTTGTAGGCCATCACGAGTCCCGTGAGGCTGTTCACCGTGTCCTCGACCGACGCACCCGAGATCGCCGCTTGCTTCGCCGCCACGTTGGTGATCGCAATCGACCGAGCCGTACCCAACTGAGCCGACGCCGGGTGATAGACCGCGGTGACGTACTCGGTCGGCGAGATCCCAAGCGTCGCCGCGTTGCGCATAGCGGCAGCACTGATCTGGTTCATCGCCCCGACCGTGAGGCCGGCCTGGGTGCGCAACTTGAGGAGCTCGGTCTGATAACTCCGAGCCCACTTGATCGACTCGTAGGTCCATACGGCCGTCGCCGCGCCCAGGCCGATGAACGCCCGCCTGCCTAGCGTCGCCATAGCGTCAGTCGCCGCCGCGTTCCTCGCCAGGTTCGCCTCGTAGGCGTTCATCTGACCGCCCAGACGGGCGAGTCCGGCTTCCTGTTCCGCATAGCCGGCCGCGGCCACCTGCGAGCTCTTGGCACCCGCTGCAATCTCGGCGTTCAGGCGGGCCGTGGCCGCGGTGATCTCCCGCAACCCGACCAGGACACCGTCCTTGCCGATCAACAGCAGACGTGCGCCGACGTTCGACGAAACGTTGCTCATGGCGAGAACATATTCCGCAGGATGCGTGCGAGAGCTATGGCGACTCGGTTACCCGTGCCTTCGCTGATGCCCTTGACCAACGCCTTGATCTCGGTCAGCTTCTCCTCGTCGGCCATCTCCTGAGTCTTGCGGACGACCGCGCACTGGATCTCCCATTCGAGCCCGCGCTTGTCCAGAAACGCGATCGGATCCGCAGCGCCGTACTTGAGAGCGACCGCCGTCGTCTCGATGAAGGGATCCTGCTCTAGCTGACTAAAAAACTCTCGTCCCCATCGGCCTGCACCTGTCCGGACCAAGCGAGCAGTTGACTGGCCGCGAGCATGACGTCGCCCTCGGTCCCGAACACTTTGAGCACGGTCGAGATCGCGGTGCGGCCGGCGCCCAGTGCCTCGGAGAGTTCCGGGCTCGAGAACGTCGGCAACTCCTCGGGCAGATTCTTCGGCGGCTTTTCCCCAATCGCCAGGTCGTACACCGCAAGGCACGCGTCGATCAGGAACTCGGCATTGGCTTTGGCGACATAGTGCGGATCGCCCTGAGCGCCGCCCTTCATCGCCTGGCGATGCTTCTGCTCCCGCTTCTCGATGGTCGTGTTGAACAGCGCCGGATCGCCTGGCTTGTACCGAACCCATAGCTGTCGACCTCCGAGCACCTTCTCCCATCGCGGGACCGGGACGTCGAGGTAGAGCTCGGCATCGAGCGCCTCCCTCTTGCCCTTCAATAGCTCGAGTGGAGACTTCGGCCCCTCGGACTCTGGTTCGGGTGCGACGACTTCTTCCGTGTCGTCCTTGGCTACAACCCGTGGTGGATTCATTAGGCCCACTGATCCACGGAGAAGTCCAGCTCGAACATCTGCAGCGCGTCCGAGTTGGAGTCGACCTTGACGTTCTTCACGCCCAGGAACATCCCCGTCGCCGTGCGGCTCGTGCCGTAGGCGTTGAGATCCGCGTCGAGCGGTTGGATCGTGACCGACCCCATGACCAGACCGGCCAATGGGATCAATTGGCGAATCAGCTCCCAGTCGACCGCCAGGTTGAGCACCCGGCTGATTGTGATCTCGCTGTATTTCGGCCGTGTGCGGTAGGACCGGAGTCCCGACTGCCCTCCGCCTCGGTGCTGGGTCGACGGCGCAGCCGCGTCACCACCGCTCTGTGTGTCGAACACACCGAGCGAGATGCCATCGACAGATGCCGTGACAAGTTCGGACTGCTCTGTGCCGCCAACCGGCACCGCAGTCGTCGCAACGTTGGTCATCCTTTGGCCTTTCTGCTTGGGGTCAGCCCGGGAGTCCGATGCCGACCGGGTACTTGGTCACGTCGATGTCGACGAACTTGCCGGTCGGGCTCATGCAGCAGGAGATCTGCGCGAGCAGCGTCCGGGCCTGTGCTGTCGTCGGCGTGTTGATCGACGGCCCGACGTTGACCACGAAGGCATCGGCCGGTGTCTGCCCAAAGAGCGCGCCCTGGTTGTAGAGCGGGAGGAGCAAGTCACCCGTTAGCTGCCCGCCGAAAGCCGTCGCCGCGTGCCCGCCGGCGTCGATGTCGGCGAAGACGTAGCCGTCGCCGATGGTCCGTGTCCCATCGACGATCTGCATCCGCAGCCGGCAGTTGCCGACGTCCGACCAGTTCGGGTCGACCGCGAGCCCCGTGTAGCCGTAGAGCTGCACGTTGCCCTTGTAGTTGCGGATGACACCAACCCCAGCGATATCGAGCAGGGCCCGATCGTCTTCGCTGTAGACCTGGCTGACCCCGGTGGCGTGCGTGAGGAAGCCGTTGTTCCCGGCGGCTGCCACGTCAGCGTTGTTCCCGGCGGCTGCGAGGCGCGCCATGGCGCCGGCAACCGGACCTGATGGCGCGATCGTCCTGGGGAAAGGCGGAGTGGCCGTCGATGTCGCCAAGCCCGGGTACACCGGCCAAGCGACGAGCATGAACCCGAAACTCGAATCCGTGGCCGCGGCCTGGAGCGCCGCCGCATCCGCAGCGATCGTCGCCGCGGTGGCGATGTTCTCACCATCGCAGAGTGCGTACCGATTGAAACTCAGAGCGTGGTTGCAGAGCGCCTCCCAGATCGCAGGCGATGCGTTGCCCGGGATCGCGACCTGTCCCATGCCCAGATCGAGCGTGAATGTGGCAAGGGCAGCCTCGAAGTCGGAGCTCGCCGGCGATGTGTTGTCGACCCCGCCAGCCAGAGGCGTCGCCGAGATCACCGCCGGGTTGTTCGACGGTGGCGCGTCGGCGTCGGTCAACGAGGTGACGACCACAAGATTGCTGTAGGCGTTCGCCCAATTCTGGGCCAAGGCCGGTGAGCCGAGTTCAGGGCTCGTCTCGGTCACCACCCCATCGCTGAACGTCAGGACGAACGTGTTGGCATCCTGCCCATCGGTCACCGCAACGGTGATGTCGTTCCCGTAAGCGCCGGGCCCCTGAGCATCAACCCGCAGCGTCTGGAGTGGGGTGCCGTCACGGTCGGCCAGGTCCAAGGTCGCCGTATCGGTCGTGATATCTGCCGCCAGATACGCCCGAGCAATGTGGGCAATCTGCCCACCCTCTTGGAAGAACGAATCGATCGCGTCGTAGAGCGGCTGGCTCACGCTGTTGTCGTCCCGGTTGCCAAACAGGTTGATGTACTGCGAGAGGCTCGAGATCACCTCAGGCTTGTTGACCGGGCCCTTGCTGGCCTGACCCACCGCGAAGAACGACCCGATGTTCGACGGCGGGTTGTTCGGCGAGGCACTCGAGGTGACGGTGACCGTTGTGCCGGGTGGCTTGCTCATATCGAACTCCTCTTGTCGGGCACGACCAGCCAGCAGGCTAGACCGCGCAACGATGTGATTCCGGTCTTTCTCAACTCAGCGATCCCAGCGGTACTCGATCGACGGCCACGTCAACAGTCTCCACCGTGGGGTCGTCAGGAGGAGGGATCGGCGGGTCCGGCACCGTCGCCGGGCCTCTCGAGAGATCGATGACGTCGGGCGTCAGCACGTCGAACCCCATGACGAGCTGGCCGAAGACGCGGTTTCCTTCGTGCTCCTTGCCGGCGTAGGTGTTGCCCACCCAGCGCGTCTTGTCGCTGATCCCACCGAGCGATCCGTGCTGCAGCACGCTGGCGCGTACTGCCTTCTCGTACCAGCTCGTGAGATCGGCCGTCAGCTGCCAGTCGGTACCGAACACGTTGACGATCACTTGGGCTCGCCAGGTAGCCCAGACCTTCCGGGAGCCCTCGATCCTGGGCTCTCCGATTGTGCCCGGACAGGTGACGAGATAGCACGCTGGCATGCCTGTGCCCCAGCTCCGTGCCTCTGGTTCGTTTACCCAGGTCCCGAACGACTGGAGCGGGTTCGGCGCCTGGCTCGGACCACCGATCCTCTGCGCTTCCGCCAGACGGCTCGAGATGACTGCGAGGTAGAAGGGTGACCATTCGTCGATAGTGGCCTTGAGCGAGTCCCTGACATCGTCTGCGCCCACCAGAGGCCCCAGAGAGTCGGGAATCGGCAGCGGCCAGTAGGGATTCGTCTCGCTCATAGCCCGATCGTGCTCACCGTGAACGGCGCACCCTCGTCCGAGGTGGCCCTGGTCGGCAGCGGGTCCCATATCCATTCGCTGAGGATGGCACCGAAGATCTTCGCGTCCTTCTCCTCGATCTTGACCACCGGGCGGGCCGGCATGTTCTCGGTGCCTTCCTGGTGGAACTTCGCCACCGGGTCACTGGTGCCCATGAAGATGCCGTCGGGCATGACCTCGAATACCGCGTAGCGCGACCCCCTGGTCGTAAGAGATCGGCGCAATGTGCCGCCCTGCCGGCCGTGATCCGACACACCGGTGCGGTTGAGGATGGGGTGGTCACCACCGAGTCCGAGGCTTTCGCGCTGGGCCACCGTGCTCTCGGCCAGAGGCGCCCATCCTGGACCCTGTTGGTCGAACCGTCTCTGCTCCATCTTGCGGAAGGCCGAGTAGATCTCGAGGTACGCGGGCATCAAATCACCCATCCGCGCCATGGTCGCCTCGAGCAGGGGTGTGAGCGTCTCACCCTTCTCGAGGGGCTGGAGCTCAAGCATGAATTCAGCCATCAGGCGATGTACCTCGCGTAACTGCCCAGCAACGACACGATCATCTCGTCGACATCACCCATCTGGTTGTGCTTCGACCCGCCGGGCTCGTCGCCCAAAATCACAAGCTTCTGCGCCACCATGATCGTCGCCAGGTTCAGGTCGTCGGGGATCGGGTCGTACCCGCCACCGTAGGTCGTCCGGATCGTCGACCCAACCGGGCAGTACGTGCCGATCGGCATCTTGATGTGTCCCGTGTCGACCTCGGGCCCCTGCCATTGGACCATGTCCCCGTTGGCGGCGTTGAACACCTGCGTGTCACCGAACGTCCGCAAGATCTCGACCGTGTCGAGCGTGTACGTCCACCATTCCGGCCAGAGCGGGGCAACCTCCTCGAGCCAGAACTCCCGGACCATCGAGCTGACACCCATCGACGATGCGGCGGACCATCCGAGCGCGCCCGTGAGATCCATAGGCAGGTCGCCTTGCTCGCCGTACTCCTCGGGACTGATGCCGTACGCCGTGTACGACTCGACCTTGCCCGTGAACGGCGTCAGCCGGCGCAAGCACCTCGATTGGAGGTGGGTCGTGGCGCGGATCATGAGCCGGGTCAGCTGCTCTTGCGTCCAGCGCTGCTCGTTCTGAACGAGCTCGGCGTTCGAGCCCCAGGCTTTGAAGTCGTCGACCGTAGCCAGCGGCAGGATCACCATTCCCATCGCGATCTCCTCCCGCTGTCTGGGCTACTCCTTCTTTTGGCCGTCGTCCTTCTCGCCGGGCTCGACGTCGTCGTCCTCCTCGCCGTTGAGGTCGTCACCGTCGTCGGTGTGGACCTTCTCCTGGCCGGGCATCTTCTCGCCCGTCTTCTCGGCGATGTACTCCTTCACGGCGTAGATGATGGCGGTGCGGTCGGCCTGAGCCGGGATCTCGATGCCCAGACTTTCGGCGTAGAGACGCCAGGCCAGCGTGCCCGACCCCTTGCCTACTTCGGGCGGGGTCGTGAACGGCCTGGCCGGGTGGAGATCTTCGGGCTCGACGTCGTCGTCCTCCTCGCCCAAGAACGGCGAGCGCCGTGTCTGACCGTGGTGATCAGTCTGCGGCCCGAGGTTCCTCGCCTCCATGGCCTCGAGATATGCCCGGTGCGGCTGCGGCTTGTCCGGCCCGTCGTCGGGGTTGTAGAAGCCACCGTCCTGGATCGCGATCAACTCGGCCGCGAGTGCCTCGTCGACCTCGACCTCGTCTCCCGGCTCCCATTTGTGGCCCGCAGCACTGGCGTGGCTGTCGTGCTTGATCAGCATGCTCGCTCCTGTTCTCGATGGAGCAGGGCTGACCCGGGAGCCAAGACCCAGGCCAGCCCCACCTCTCGCGTGCTCAGTTGTTCAGCGTCACCGTGACGTCGTTGCCGCGGGCGATGAACACCGGCATCCGCAGGCCCAGCGCGGTGTCGGTGACCAATGCGTAGGGCAGCTGGTCAGGCGCAAGCACCGTGGGGGCCAAGTTCGGCACCGGGTAGCTGTCACGCACGTACGGCCGGCAGATGTTCGCCGGGTCCCTCGAGATCAGGTAGAAGTCCTGACCGGTCGAACCCTTCGGCACCAGCCCGGTGTTCGTGCCCACGTAGGCAGCCGGTGATTGGGCGGGCACGGTCGCGCCGTTCTGCGGGATCAACGCGACCCCGGTGTCGACGATCGACGTCGTGACGATGGGGGTGATGCCGTCGGCCATGAGACCGACCACCCCGTCCACCACACCCAGCAGGGTCTCGGTGCCGGTCGTGGCCGACTCCCAGACCTTGTAGAGCAGCACCGGCGAGTTGCCCGGCGTGCTCGGGGGGGTGAACGCCAGCGTCACGATGTTCGTGTTCGTCCCAGATGGCACGACCTGCTCCACTTCGACACAAGGCTGCGACTCCCCGTAGCGGGGGATGATCGCGGACACCTGGTAGAAGCGGTTCTGACTCGCCAACAGCGCCCCACCGGTCGATGCCGTGGAGGCTGTCACCGCCGACATCACGCCGCCCTTCTGGTTCAGGAACGACGTCTTGACGATCGGGATGTTCCGGTATGTGTTGCAGATCAGCCCGGCCGCGATCTCGGCAGTGGGGATGTCGTTGAACCGCTGGAACTGCTGGAGCAGCTGGGCGGCTCGGGAATCGAGCGAGCTCGAGACCACGAACATCCAGTCCTCGGAGAAGATGCCCTCTCCGATGTTCTCCTCGATCATGTCGATGAGGACGTCGAACTTCGCCAGCGTGAACGCCGCGCCAGCGAAGGCGAAGCAGTTCTGGCCGGTGCCGGTCGTGACGTTGCAGAGCGTGTCGAGCCCGTCGAACTGGGGGTAGGGACCGAACGCCGTCGCCGATGCGTTGCCGGCAACCAGTGCGGTCTCCACGTCCCATCCCATCCCCTTGATGGCGCCCATGATCTCTCGGCCTCGCAGGGACCCGAACGACTGGGTGACGGCCTCGGCGTACCCGGTCACCGAGCCCACGGTCAGGAGGTTCCTGATCGTGACAGGCGACTGGATGTACGTCGATTGGGTGACCGGTCGTCCCGCACCATCGGTGGTGAACCCACCGCTGGGCAGCTGCGTCCGAGTGTCCCAATTGAACGTCGTCGAGTTCCAGGCTTCCGATGGGATCGCCTGGACCAGCGGCGCGTACCGGCGCTGGAGCTCGTTGACCAGAGGCGAGATTCGCTTCTGGACCAATGGGCTCGCACCGAGTGCTGTGAGTGCTTCGTCGATTTCGTACATGATCTCGTTCGACCTTTCGTGTTAGCTGAGCCGGAGCTCGGTTGACGGTGAACTCAGGCGGTCAGCAGATCCGCGAACACCTTGTCCGAGAGGTTGGCGAGATCCCTCGTCGAAGCCTTGGAGAGGTTGGGCATGCCTTCCTCCCCTTCGACCGCGTACACGTCCTCGGGCGCTTCCTCGAGGATGTGCTTCGGCACCTGACCGCGACGGCGCGGACCGTTCTGGCGGATGGCCTCGACCGCTTCGGCGCGGATGCCTTCGGTGGCTTCCGTGACCAACGTCTTGGCACTCTCCACGAACGCAGCCTTCGCGTCCTCCAGCTTGATGTAACCGGCAGGAGCCGTCTCGCCGGTCACCGGTGCAGCCGGCGTCTCGGGAGTGGGCGGCGTCTTGGCCTGTGCCTCGGCCACCAAGTTGGCGGCGGCAACGATGTCGGGCTTCGCCAACAGCTCGCGTGCGGCCTTGAGCTCGGGCGTCTCCTCGACGGTTTCGCCAGTGGGCTTCACGCCAGCGGCCTCGAGTGCCGTCTTGGCGCCTGTCTGGGCTGCCTTGGCGAGCATCTCGTCAAGCGCCTCCTGCGTGATCTCCATGGAGTCACCTTCCTTGTCGGCCGGCGCCGCTTCGGCCACCGGGATAGCTGTCCCGCAGAGCGGGCAGTACAGAGAGCCTACGAGCACATCGGCCTCGCAGGAGGGACACGTCAACTCGTCGTCATCGTCGGTCACTCCGTCGATGTCGCCGTCGTTGTCCGGATCGAGCGTCGAGAGAGCAGCCAGAGCGGCTGCGGCGACCCGCTGGGTGGCGATCACCAGCTTCGCCGGGTCCTGGATCCAAGCGCTGATTCGGAGATCGGCCGGCCCATTGTCGATGCTCACTGACGTGTACGCCTCGAGGCTGTCAAGCACGTCAGCACCGAGCGCATTGGTCTCGGCGATGAGGTCGAACCCCGCCTTGAGACCGGCCTTCTGCGTCTTGGTCTTCATCCGGCCGATCTGGTTCGCCGTGTACGCCTCGGCGATCTTGGGGGTGTGGAGAGAGAGCCAGGTGTCCCGGATCTCAGCGGACTCGGTGATGGGCAGGGCTTTGGCGCCATTGTGATAGCCGGGGTCAGCGAACACTGGCTTCTTTTCGGCCTGCTCGCCTGTCACTCCCTCGACTGGATCCACAATCACATCCTCCTGCTCGAACGACTCGAAAAGCATGTCGCCAATCTGTGACTCGACCATCTCGACATCGCCGGTGTTCGATCCGGGCACGCCCGGGTCATGAGTGAAGTCGACGCCCAGCAGCGTAAACCCATTCGCCGACGTCTCACAGGGATAGCCGTCGGGCCCTTGCACGATCCTGGGAGGTGACTTCCACCGCGTTGCCTGGCTGACGCTCTTGAGGGCCGGCTTGTCGCCGGTCAAAAGCACGGCGAGATCGCGTCCGACCGTCGTGTTCAGCACCTCGGCGTTGTAGCGGCCGTTCCCCTGCTCATCGACCCAGGTCTTGGTCAACTGCCCGCTGGTCTTCGTGACGTCGCCGAGCTTCGGATCACGAGCACCGTGGCCGGTCATCATCGAGAACACCGTCGGCCCATCGCCGCTGTCGATGAGCGCCTGGGCTTCCTCGGCCGCAGCGCGGATGTGCTCGGGCTTGTACCAGCGACGATTCAGCGAGATGCCGGGCCGGCAGAACGTCCCGTCCTTGATCTCGGCGATCACTCGATCCATCAGGCGATCCGCTTCTGCACCAAGGCGGCAGCGCGCTCGGCGGTCATACCGCTGGGCTCGGGTAATACCGCCAGGATCTCGTCAGGGAGGTCGGGGGTCATACCGCCGTCATCGCTTCCCTCTTGTCCTGTTCCTTGAGCTCGTCCCATATCTCTAACAGCGAATGATTCCAGATCTCGGCACACGACCGGTGACAATCGGCTCCGTCGGCAAAACACACGTCGTCCACCGTGACCGCGAGGCGACACTTCGAGCAGAGCACGGGGTAGAGCTCGGATGCTCTCGCAACCCGTCTGAGCTGCTGTCGATTCGGTTCTTCGATCTCGAGAAGTGCCGGCATCCGATTATCGATCTTGATCACACCGACACCAGCGCGCTTTCGCCCGCCATCTCGACGTTGCACTGGCAATGTGGGTGCTCAGGACATCCGGGCACGGTGTCCCATGTGTAGGGGCTTGCCAGTTGGTTGTCTGTGCAATTCGCACAAGGATCGGCCGAAACAACCCAGTTGTAGAGCCGCCCGGGATAGTTCTCCTGCGTGCTCTGGATGTAGGCCGTGGTGACTGCGGCGTGGAGCTGGTTGGCGTACTCGGTGGTCGCTGCGCCGCTATCGACCAGCGCGGAGGCAACGGCACGCGTTGACTCGCCGAGATCGTGACCGTCCCCCGCTGCAAGAGCGGCACCCATCGCAAGGGTGTGCAGCTCGAGGTCGGTCCAACCAACCGCCGCGCTCGACGCCTGACTTGGCGCGATCAGGAGGAGCGCAGCAGCTCCCGCCGCAGCCACTTTGGCCGGATCAGGCGGTCCACCACTCTTTGGAGTGGCTTCTGCCTCGCCCATGCCGTGCGCCGTCGCGTGCGCCCAGCCGGCGGCGTTCTCCTCGTCGAGCGCTTGCCGTTCCTCTGCGGTCAAGGTGGTGGCGATCGACGCGAACGCGATCCCTGCAACGGCCCGCCGTCGGAGCACGGGCGTCTGCCCAGCCTGAGCATGCGCGGAGGCGGAATCCGCGAGCTGCGAGGCCAACTCGTCCGGGAGCCGTTGCAGGACTGGTGACAGCGTGGAGGCGAGCTCCTTGCTGTGGAACGTGTAGAGCCGGGAGTGACGGGCTTCGCGACTGGCGCGCTTGCCTTCACGTCGACCGGCTTCGAGAATCAGGAGCGGCTCGAGTCCCAGGCACTCGTCGAGTACCCGACTGATCGCGACCACGCGGCCCGACAAAGGACACTCGCCGTGCTCGGCATATCCGAGAGCGAACGCGGTGCGGCTCATCGCCTTGCGCTCATGGTCTTGAACTCGACGTAGGGATCACCGTCGCTCATCGTGCGGATATTGCCCCAAGCGTCAGCACGCAATTGGACCAGCATCTCTTCCATCCATTCCTCGAGCGTCTGATCGGCGTAGAGGTCGGATGCCGTTTCTGGCTCAGCGGTTTCGAGCTCGTTCGCCTTGGCACGCAACGCATCAGCTTCGGGAGGGAATGTCGTGCTGTCGGCCTTGGCACGCAACGCTCGGATCTTCTCGGTGCGCGTCATCCCGCCGTCAACACTCCGTTCTGCAAGAACCCGTGATAGTCACCGCACTGAATCGATCCAGCGCCCGCCTGACAGGTCACTCCCGCCTTGTCGACAGTCAATGCCGGCGGTTCACCGTGTCTGATCCAGCATCGGTGCGCGTAGTCGTAGGGCATCGTGCAATTCGACGCCCTCGAATCGATATCCCAGGTCCCACCGTTCGGACAAACCACGGTCAGCTGCGGGCCGCTGGCGAACAGGTAGGACTTCGAGCGTTTCGGCAACGTGGGGTCAGCCGAGCTCGGACCTTCGGGGTAATACTCCGGGTGCTCTCTCAGCGAGCGCCGTGCTGACTCGATCGATTCGGCGTCCATGCTCGCCCAGTCGTCGGGCCCGTGAGGAGGGTTCGATGACATCACGTAGTCCTCGATGTACATCGACCCGGGCGGCAGGCTGTGGAGCCAGAGCGCCTGTTGCACGATGATCTCGCCAGTGTCCGTGCGTCGGATATCGAACATCGACTCCTCGCGTTCCCTGGTCTTGTAGCAGTCGTCGTGCAGATCACAGCTGGTAGCGGGCACCGTCCATTTCTCGACGTTCACCTTCTCGATCAGGAAGCACCGCGTCTCTGGATATGGCATCAACGCTTCCGATCTCTCCTGAGAGGCGTGTGCATGATCGCCCAAGCGTGCTTTGCTCCGTATGCCATTCCAGCGATGAACGTGCCGACCAGCATCGCGAGGCCGAGCAGCGATGCGAGTAGCAACCAGATCCAGCTCACCCGGCCATCCTCCATCGGTTGCCCTCGTCGAGGAACCCGTGGAAGAACTGATGCACTCCTCCTGGCTCGTCGACGTCGGGATCGTGGCCTGAGATCGCGATCGAGTCCCGGATCTCGAGCGAGCCGTCCTTGCATTCCCGGAACTTCCATGGTGGCTCAGCCACGCAGTGACGACCGTTGCCGATGATGAACTTGCGTCCGTCGTACCGACGATGAGGATCGAACGGATCAGCCGTCGGCAGCAGGTACCAGACTCGTCGACTGGTCCCATCGCCGGCAGGATTCGTCACCATCTCGGGCCCGCAATAGTCGCCCGGACGGGTCAGCTCATCGGTAGAGGCAACGCGGCGTGCCGGGTAGAACTTCTCCGCCATCAGTGCCCACCTCGCAACGCCTCGCGCAGACTGCCTGCAGCTGTCTCGAATGCCTTGGCGAGATACCGGCGGGCGGCATTCTTCGCCGTCTCGTTCATCTCCTCCTTAGCCAGTGTCACGGCCGCATGCAGATCCTTGACCGTCTGGCGTCCTTCGGTGATCGCCTCCTCGAGACGCTGACGCTCAACGACCGCCTCCGGATCGACCATTACAGATACCCGGGCGGCTCGGTTACGGGCGCGATCCTGACCGTGAACGTCTCCGCGCCGGTGGCGTCGGTCGTGACTGGTCCGATCACGATCTGGCTCCCTGTGAGCGGCTCGAGAGTCACCGGCTTGTCCTGACCCTTCTCACCGGGAACGACGGGTGTCATGCGCGGATCTTGAGTCGTCGGGGCGCCGGCCCGGACAGCTTCTTCCCTTTGGCGACCTTGGCCGATTTCTTCCGCCCGCTCGCGATCCGCTTCGCCTCAAGCCGGAGTTGGCTGGCGGTCGACGTCGCTGCTGTCGCCATGGTCGCCTCCTGGGAGTTCTCGAAGTGCTGCCTCCAACCGTTCACGATACCCGGGCACGAACTGCTCGAAAATATCGTCCAGGGATTCGCCTGTGGGCTTCGACCTGGCATGCACAGGCGGCTTCGAGTCGCCCTTTCCTGGTCCCCCTGATGGAGTGGGTGCCCCACCACCTCCGGGCTCTGTGGGATCACCTGGCGGTGGAAGCGTCTTGCCGGCGATGGCAGCCTGGCTCATGGCCTCGACGTCAGCAAGCGGGATCACGTCACGCGTCTGGATGATCATCGGCACGTCACCGGCAGGCCCTCTCGACGGCTCGCCAATGTCCTTGGCGTAGCGGTTCACCGTCCATCCAGCGCGCTCGACACGCATCACCCGGATCTTCTCGATCGTCTCGTCGTCACGCCAGTCGACGTCCTCGAACGAGCACTTGTGGTCGTCGATCCCGAACCCTTGATACAGGATGGCAAACGTAAACGCTTCCATCACGAGCTCTTGGAGCGGCACGCAGGTGTTGATCTTCATCGACTTGTCCTGCGTCGTTCCCGTCCCACCCCCAAGATTGCCCGTCTCGATGATGCCGACCTTGGCCGGGTAGGCACCCAACCCACTGACGATCATGTCGCGCTGCCGATCGAGTACCTCGACGTACTCGGCGATCTTGTTCTGCAGCAACTCCTTGAGATCGGTGTCGCGCCCCTTGATGTTGATCGGGTTGCCGACGTTTTCCGGGCCGATGTTCTTCGTCCGGTACTCCTGATCCGACTTCTTGATGTCGGCCGGGCTGGCGTTGATGTCCCATTTGAACCCGATGTTCGGCGGATTGCCTCGCTTCATCGTCGCCTTGAGCAATGCCTCGGTGAACATCCAAGTCACGATCGGGTGCACGTTCGCCTCGACTGGACCCATCCCGTAGAGCGACTTGCGTGGCGAGTCCATCTTGATGTGGATCACCTGGTGCGGCATGAACATCGCTCGCCGGTTCGTCTGCGTCCGCTGCACGTAGAAGTTCACGTCGCCATGCTCGTCGGCGTCAATCAGCATGTCCGGTGCCGGCAGTGAGTACAGCGCGATCGGTTCGCCCATCGCCCAGACGACTTCTATGAACGAGTCGCCGTACACCTGGAGATCGACGAATATCCCTCGCATTAGCTGG